TCAGCCATGGCGCGCCTCCTCCGTGTCCCGTTTGCCGTAGAGCCTCTCTCCGAGCTGGCGAATGAATTCACGCTCGGGCCAGGTCAGACGATGATCGTCGACGCTCACGACGAGCATCGCCTGCTCGATCCAGCCGTCGCGCTTGACCTGCTCCACCGATCGGCGCGCCCGGCCGTATCCCTTCGGCATCCACCTCATGGCCGCGCCTCCTCGGCGATCAGATCGGCGAGAGCACCGATGATCGAGGCAGGCGACTTTCCATCGCCGAGCCGCCCCATGCTTGCGGCAAGCGCTGCCGGCTCGACGCCGTACTGAAGCAGCAGCGAGAGCGCGACGCAGATATCGTCGAGGATACGATCCATGGCTGAGCCGACCTTGGCGCCGTGGGTGAATACTTCCGCCACGCGGTCATCGCGCATGTCGTAGCCGAGCGTCACGGAATAGCTCGTGCTCTCGTAAACGAGCTTTGTCGTGAAACTCGGCCGCCGGTTCGGGAGCCGCTGTCGGGTCACCGCACGCCTCCGCGAGTCTCGATGGCCCAGAGCAGGATGGCGATGGCGTCGGCTTCGTTGTCGTCACCTGGGCGGAAGCCGCGCGCGCGAACGGCCGCGATCACCGCCTGCTTGTCGGCATTGCCCTTGCCGGTGACGTGTCGCTTGATGCTGCCGACTGGCACGCCCTCGTAGGGAATGTTGCGCAGCTCGCACCAGGCGGTGAGCGTCGCGAGGAAACCGCCATAGAGATGCGCAGCATCGGTGCCGATGTGCCCGCGCACCTCTTCGAAATAGATTGCGGCAATGCCCGCACAATCTACGGCAATACCGTCGAGCCAGCCGCGGAAGCGCAGATAGCGCATGCCGCCGCCGTCGTAGCGGCTCGGGCGGAACGAGGTGGTGCCGCTTTCCATCTGGCCGCCGGCAAGCTGCATGGCCCAGCCGGTGGTGGTGCCGAGATCGAGTGCAAGGATGGCCGAGCGCGGTGAGGCGAGGTCGATTGCCGGCGGGCTTGCATCAAAGTGGGCAACGGGCAGAGTCGTCGAAGCCATGATGGTCTCCGTCAAGGGGGTGATCGTGGTCAGGGCGGCGACGGCCTGGTTCTTGGCGGAGCTGGCCGTCGTCGCCCGCTCGGGAATTCAGGATCGAGGGCGGGCCTTGGGAGCCGAGACCGGAACGGAACGCCCGCGCGCGCCAACCCTCGGAGATGGAAAGGGAAGAGCGCGCTGCAAGCGCCGCTCTTCCCCACCCCCGAAGGGGGTGGGTTTCACCCCCACAACTCGACTGTCGCCACAAACAACTGATCGAATTGTAGAAAACCAAGTTGGGGAAGTTGGGAAAACGCCGCGCGTTCCCAACTTGAATCTGCGCGGGCCGACGCAAGCGAGCGTGGCAGCGCGAAACAGATCGCAAAGGCCGTTCCCAACTTGAATGCGCGCGCTCGAACGATGTGGCGCGCGCCCGCGCGAAGGTAGTTGGGAAAAGTGTTCCCAACTTCTCCCAACTTGAATCTGCGAAAACCTGCGCAAGCGGAGTGATCGCGTGGAGCATCATGGCGCCTCCTCGCGATAGACCCAGACCTGCGGGTTCTCGACCGGAAGCGCTGCGCCGGTCTGCGGGCATTTGTAGTGGCTGGGCAGTACGGCGATGGTCTCTCCCGTGACCTCCCCGGTCTGCGGGTCGATCGTCTCCTCGCCCCTCGGAAACTCCATCGCCTCAACGCAGAGGTAGCCGAATTTTGAGCGCGAGCGCGGCAGGCCGAAGGGCGAGCCGTCCTGGACGAACTTGATGTAGGCCTTGGTGGCGAGCACGCTGATGCGCTCGCGGATAGTGTCCTTGCCGCCGAGCCCGGCCTTGTTCTCGAAGGATTCGGCAAACTGCAGCGCGGTGTAGAGGCGGCCTCTCAGGGCTTCCTCGTAGATCAGCTGCAGAATGACGTCGCGCTTGCGCATGCGCTCGGCATCGAGCTTCTCGCCGAACGACTTGCGCACCAGGCGCTCGCCCTTGGGATCGATGCTGACCCAGCAGCCGTCGATCTTGTCCACCAGCATGGGGGCAATCGCCGGCCCGTTGCGCAGTTCGAAATGCAGCATGCGCTCGGGACGGTCCTCGTCGGGCCGATGCATGAGGATGCCCGCGGTGTAGAAGCCGCGCAGCGAACTTGCGCCGGAAAGCACCTGAAAAGGGTCCTGGGCGACCTCTTTCCGGTTGGTCTTCCGAGTGTGGTGACAGAGGATGAGACCAGCGTCGGGATTAACGGCTTCGCGCAGCGTCTCGATGCGCTCCTGCAGGAAGAACAGCATGGCGGTGTTGTCGTTCTCGCCGCCGCCGTCGGGGCCGCCGTCGAACAGGTTGCGGATCGGATCGATGCAGATGAGGTCGGGCGTCACATCGCGAAAATGCTCGTGGATGGCGGCGACGACCATTGCGATGCCGCGCTCGTTGAGCAGCATGCGCATCTTCGGCGTGGCGACGAGATTTTCGCGCGCGACCGCGATCACGGCCGGGTCAAGCCGGATGCTTTGCAGCCGCTCGCGCAGATAGTGATATTGAATCTCTGCCTGCAGATAAAAGATGCGCAAGGGCCGCGGCGGCTTGAAGGCGAGGAAGGGGAGGCCTGCGGCCATGTGCACCTGGAAATGCACGATCAGGTCGGTCTTGCCGACCTTGGGCGCGCCGCCGACCACCAGAAGCCCGCCGGGCGTGACGAGCCGCGGCGCCACGATGTCTGCCGGCATCGGGCTTAAGTCATCGAGCAGCGCGCCGAGCGTGAAGGCCGGCAGCGCGGCAGGTCCGGTGGCGAGTCGTTCGAGGGCGGGCCCGTTACGCGCTTCATGCAGCCGCCAGATGCGCTGCGCCTCCGTGGCGAGGCGTTCGGGTGGCCAGGGCGGCCGCAGCTGAGCGGCGTTGTATTGACAGATCGCCTCCCAGGCCTCGTCTCGCGTCATGCGGCCTTCGTGCGCCAGGCGCACGTAGTGGCCGATCGCCGCGCTTGTGCCCTGGAAGCGGGTGAAGGCGTCGGCGCCGCCCTCGCGCACCGGCGTCACCAGCACCGTGTCGATATCCGGCTTCGCCTGGACAGGGCCTGGCTCGGTACCGACGCCGGCAAGCGGCGGCATGGCGTCCACGGCTTCGGCGAATTCGCGCAGGTCGACCTCGAGGCTCGGCTCGCAGCGACGGATGGTGACGAGGCGCTTGAACCCGGTCTTGTGATAGACCGTTCCGGCGACGCGGATTGGCTGGTGCGCTGAGCGGAAATGCGTGTCACCGCCGACCTTGACCGCGATATCGCCGCGCACCCGGCAGACGAGCGCGATGTCCTCGCCCTCCGCAGGTTCGTTGAGCCGCCACCAGACATGCAGCTTGTCGATGCCTTCCAGGGTGCGGCCGCCGCTCTCGACGATCAGTGTCGGCTCCCCAAGATGCAGAACGAGGTGATCGAGCTTGCCGGCGACATCGCCGGCATCGAGGTCGACCATGATGGTTTGCATCTGGACGAGATCGGCGGCCTTGGCCTGGCCGTGTGCGGCGACGGTGCCGGGGACGACGTATACGGCGGCCCCCTCGCGCGCGGCCCAGCGAGCGAAGGTAAGCATTTTATCGGGCGCCTGCGCGTCGGCCCTGATCCAGATGTTGTGCGGGCGGCCGTCGAAGCCCTGGCCCTTGTCAATGAAGCCGCGCACCGGAATGAAGCCGTCACAATAGCCGAACACAACGTCGAGGAAGGCCGCGATCTCGGCTGCATCCGGCTCGAGCTCGAAGACCTCCGCCGGAACCGGCGCATCGTTGAAATCGCGCCACGGATTGAAATGAACGACATTCTGCTCGCCGCTCATCGGGGCAAGCTCCAGCAGCGGCGGGACCATGAGCACATCCGGCATTCATGAAACTCAGGCTCGCGGGCGATCCGCGGCAGTAGTTCGCCGGCATCGGTAGCTTTCAGGATGCGCACGGCGCGGTCGCTCACCGCCTGCGCGAGCGCGGCATCGAATGCCACGAGCTCGTGGTGAAGCTCAGCGGTATCCTTGTTGATGGCAGTGAAGAGCGCGGGGTTGGCGGAGATGCCCGGAATGCTGCCTTCCATGTAGGCCTGGTAGAGCGCGATCTGGGCGGCATAGACGGGCTTGGCGGCAGTGACGCCTTTCGCCACCGTCTCGCGCCAGTTCTTCGCGTTCATGGTCTTGCATTCCCACAGCGCCGGGTAGGCCAGACCGGCAATCTCGGGGCCGCCGGCGAGGATGCCGTCGACGTGGCCACGGATGCGTCCGCCTGCGACCGAGAAGCCGAACTGCTCGCCGTCCGAACGGCGCGTGTAGAGATCGAAGCCGGCCGCGCGCAGCCAGTGGACCGCGAGTTCTTCCAACGCGTGGCCGATCACGAAAATCCGCAATTTCTGCCCGTCGAAGTCGGCGCCGTCATCCTTCGACGCGCCTGCGAATTCGAATTGCAGGGCGCGTTCGCATGAGTGCCCGAGCCGCGAGCCGCCGAGATAGTCGCGCGGCGGGGTTGCCGAGCGTTCGGCTATAAGCGCGGCATCGATGGCCGCGTTCATAAGCTCGGCAAGCTTCGGGCGGTGATTGAAATCGAGCATCAGAAGGGAATCTCCGGATTGCTCGCGGCGATCTCGCGCATGGCGTCCTGGAAGCCGCCGACCGCAACCTCGATGAGCGCGAGCACCTGCGGCTCGGTGAGATCGGCGAGGCGGCGTTCCCAGCCGATCTCCTCCATGACCTCAGCGACGCGCTTGAGGGCCGAAAGGATTGCCATGCGTTCCTCTTCGGTGAGATCAACCATGGCTGATGACCTCCGTCGGCGTTCGGTCCAGAAGCGCTGGCAGGCAATGGAGCAGAACCAGGCGGGCGGGCGCGGCCGGCTTGTTCGCCACGGGTCGAACCAGCCGAAGCCGCGCGTCGGCTGGCGGCAGACGGCGCAAGACTCGCCGCGCGGATGCCAGAGCCTGCGCCGCTCCATCGCCGCTTCGGAATGTGCAGCTTCCATCGTGCAAACTCGTCATGCGGCCCTCGCGGGGCTTTCCTGCTCCGCGCCGAAGACGAGCGCGCGGATGGCATTTCGGTTGAAGGAGAAGGTGATGAGGGCCGAGGCCTGATACCGGGTGAGCCCGTAATCCTGCCGATAGGCGGGCGGCAGCAGCGCCAGCTGCTTCTCGGTCGGCGGCAGCTTCAGCCAGCCGCGGCTCTTGTGCGCGCTCTCGTCAGTCTCGTTTTCGTTGAGCCAGTCGTCGGCGGCCGCGAGGCAGACGGTGCGGTCGCCGACTCCTAGGAGGCGCGGCTTCTGGCGCTGCAGTCCGCCGACGCCATACCAGCGCCCATTCAGGAAGAAGACGCCGCCCCAGGCATTGAAACCGTTGGCGACGAGCGCCGCATCGTCACCGAAGAGATCGCACCAGCGGAAGCTCGACCGCTTCAGGAGGTCGATCTCGCTCATGATGAAGTCGCCGAGCGGCGCCGCCGGATCACCGGTGATGCGCTCCCAGACATAGCCGCAGAGCGGGCACTCGGTGGTGGCGAGCGGGACCTCCGCCTCGCATTCTGGGCAGGTCTTGGTCGGCGCCTCGCCGTTCGCCTCCTGCCCGTCGAGATCGATGTCCTGCTCCAGCGTTCCGTGCAGCAGCGTCGAGGTGCCGAAGTCGAGCACGACGCAGTCGGTCTTGATGACGCCTGGATGCTCCTGCGGGTTCACCGGGCGCAGGCCGCGGCCGACCATCTGGATCATCGTCGACTTGTAGGAGCTGGGGCGCAGGAGAACGATGCAGCTCGTCGGCGGATGGTCCCAGCCCTCGGTCAGCACCGCCACGTTGACGATGACCCGCGCTTCGCCGGACGCGTAGGCCGAGAGGACGGCGCGCCGCTCCGCCTCGCCCATCTCGCCCGTCACCATCACCGATGGCACGCCGGCCTCATTGAACGCGCTGCACACGTTGCTCGCGTGATCGATGGTGGAGCAGAACACCACAGTCTGCCGATCGCCGGCCTTCTCCTGCCAGTGCTTGACGACGGCCTCGGTGATCGGCGCCCGGTTCATCACACGATCGACCTCGGCCATGTCGAAGTCGTCGGCGGTGCGCCGCACCTTGGCGAGTTGGTCCTGGACGCCGACATCGATGACGAAAGTGCGGGGCGGCACGAGGTGGCCGGCGGCGATCAGCTCACCGATGCGAATCTGATCGGCCACGTTGGAGAAGACGGGCCTGAGCCCCTTGAGGTCGCCGCGGTTCGGTGTCGCCGTGACGCCGTAGATACGGCAGTCCGGATTCCTGTCCCGCGTGCGATCGATAACGCGTCGGTAGCTCTCGGCCGCGGCGTGGTGCGCCTCGTCGATGACGAGGAGATCGAGCACCGGCATGGTGTCGAGATTCGCCGCGCGCGCCAGCGTCGGCACCATGGCGAAGGTGACCTGGCCGTTCCAGCACTTGGTGTGAGCGTCGACCACTGACGTCGTGATCTTGGGATTTACCCGGCCGAACTTGGTCCGGTTCTGCTCGGTGAGTTCGTCGCGGTGCGCGAGCACGCAGGCCTTTGCGTCGGCGCCACCGACCATCTCGCCGGCGACCGCCGAGAGCATGATGGTCTTGCCGGCGCCAGTGGGCGCGACCGCGAGGGTGTTGCCGTGCGTGCGCAGGGCGTCGACGCTGCGCGCGACGAACTGTTTCTGCCGTGGCCGCAGCAGCATGGCGCCGTCCTGGAATCAGCGGGCCCAGGACGGGCGGACGCCCGCAGCCGGCGCCGGCTGAGCGGCGGGCGGCGCGGCCGGGCTCTTCGGAGCGGCAAACTGTGCGGCTGCCGCCTGCAGCCCCATCAGCGCGGCGTACTCCTTGTGATCCGGGGTGACCGCGGCGCGGATTTCGTTCTTGTCCTCACCGTTGGTGTCGGTGCCGATGTCGATGCGGGCGATGAATTCGAGGCCGTCGAGATCGGCGAAGCTTGCGATCCGGCGTGCCGCTTGCGCCTGGGGCGAAGTGTCCTTGTCGGAAATCCCGCGCGCGGAATTGAGAATGCCGCGAATGAGGCTGCGCCCCATGTTGGCCCAGTCCGGGCCCTTCGGGCTGTAGAGTCCGATCAACGTGAAGATCTTGCGCCGGGCGTAGGGCCCCTCGACGACGGTGAACTCGCCGTTGAGATAAACCGCGCCGGTCGAGCCGCGCGTGGCATAGCCGCCGGTCCAGCCCTGCGCCGGATCGTCATGGCCGCCCGGGCGGACAGTCAACCGCACTTTGGCGAGCGTCCCTTTCGGGATCAGGTTCACGTTCTGCTTGGCGTCGTTGTAGTCGTTCCACGCAGTCATCGATTGTGCTCCTTCAAGATCAGGATTGGGGTTGGGCGGGGGCGGCCGGGCGGCCAAACACCAGGCGTTCGAGGGCGGGCTGCACCGGACCGCGAATCTTGTCCATGAGCCGACCAAGATGCGGCTCCTCGATCATGTCGAGCCGGCCGGAGCGGTCCTTGGCGGGAAAGCCGTACGGGTTGAGCGTGTGGCAGACGAAGGCGCGGTAGGGCGCGCCGTCGTCGGCCTTGAGCTCGGCCATGGTGATTACTTCATCGACGATGCCGGGCAGCTCGTTGCCGGTCTTGGCGCCGTCAATCTGGGGCGAGAAGAAGCGGCGATTGAAATCGTCGAGCCTTTCGTCGAGAACACCGACGAACCAGACGTTCTTGTTGCGCGTGTGCTGCAGATGGGTGAGCCAGCCGATCATCTCGCGCCCGTGCAGGCCGTAGGCGCCGCGGACGTCGGGCTTGCCGGTCTTTTCGGAGAGTGCCTCGGGCTGGCCCTTGCACCACTGGAAGCACAGCCGCCCCGCCACCGTGATCGAGTCGATGAAGATCGTCTCATAGCGGTCGAGGACGGAACGATCGCCGAACCGCTCGCAGACCGCAGCGAAGTGCGCGGCGCCGAACGGTTGCTCGTCGCGCAGCGCCGGATTGATCCCACCGATGAACACGGCGATGTCGCGGCACTCGGTCCAGGTTCGAGGCCTGAGCGTATCCCCGGCCCAGCCTTCGATGGCGAGGTCGCCGGCCTCGAGGTCGATGAACAGCGTGGTTTTTGGATCGAGCGTCCACAACAGACTCGTTTTGCCGATGCCGCTCTTGCCGAAGATGCAGCCCTTGATGCCGCGCGCCTCGGCGAGACGCTGGTCGGCGGAGATGATGGGAAGTGTCATCGCGTGCCTTCCATTCGTTCGATGCGATAGCTAGGTTTGCCGGTCTCGACAGTGCGCGCCGGGGCGAACACGGAGCGGATCGATTGCGGCCAGCCACCGTAGGCGCGCTCGGAGACCTTGAATTCGGTGGTAACGTACTCGGCAGGATCGTCACCGGCGGCGCGGATGCGCTCGACGATTGATGCGAGCTCCGCCTGGTTCCACTTCACACGCTTCGGCAGATCGGCGATGACGACGAAACCGTCGTCGGTGATGCGCACCGTGCCCGTGTCCTTGACCGCTGCGATGCGGGCCATGACCCCACGATCGCCGTAGCGCAACGCAAGGGCGCTATCGAACCAATCCTTCAGACTCTTTGCGCGGCGCAGATGCTCGTCGATGTCGTCCTGCAGAAGTGCCAATTCTTCGGCCGGCAGGGCGGCAATTTCACCAATCGGCATTATGCGCAGCGCGTCGAGTGTGATCCGATTGGTCCCCGGGTTGTCGGTCATTAGGCGGCCTCTTCGAGCAAAAGTGAGCGCAGAGATGCCGAAGCAGCTTTCGGCTTGGGTCGAGCGATCGCGAGATAGGAGAAGTCGTTCGGACCATTGCGGCGCTGGACCAGATGGACGAACCCGAGGCCGGCACCCCTCATCGCGCGGTGCGCCAGCTTCAGGAGTTTGGCGCGGTCGGGTTCGCAAAGTCGGCTGAGGTCGAGCGCGAGGAAGCCGCGGTGATATTCGAGTACATCACCGGGCAGCGCCTGATTTGCTGTGACCCCTGCGACGTCGTCCAGATGAGGCTAGAGTCCGGACCGAAGGAAGGA